AACGTGTGAGTGCTGGTGCAACGCAGAGCACGACGACATCGCTAACCTAATCACCCATAATAGCGCCGATGGCCGTGAAGCCTACGAGCTTGGTATAAGAGAACCGCATTAGTACCATGTCGCTAGACATTAGTTACACCCCGGAGCCTGTACAAAAGAAGTTTATGGAATGTGACGCGCGTATGCGTGTCATATACGGTCCTGTAGGCAGCGGCAAAAGTGTCACATGTTGCTTTGAAGTCATACGACGGGCATCGCAACAGGCGCCTAACAGACGTGGTATTCGTAAGTCCAGGTGCTTGGTGATCCGTGAAACTGCTCGTCAGTTACAAGACACAACAATTAAGACGTTCACGGATTGGTTCCCCGACGGCGTTTGCGGGCGTTTTATGCGCACGACGAAGACGTTTTACTTCAAGGTTGGTGACGTAGAGTGCGAGATTATGTTCCGCGCGTTGGATGACGCCGACGATGTGGCTAACCTAAATTCGTTGGAAGTAACCTTCGCATGGATGAATGAGTGCCGTGACATCCACCCAGATATCGTGGACGCCTTGTCGAAGCGTATCGGTCGCTATCCGTCTGCAAAGGACGGAGGGCCGTCATGGTTTGGCATGTGGGGTGACACGAACCCGCCAGTTATTGATAGCTGGTGGTACTACCAGATGGAGCATCTGGACCCTAGTGACGGCATTAGCCCTAACAATAACGGTTGGGAAGTCTTTAAGCAGCCTTCGGGCCGCAGTCCGTACGCAGAGAACATTGATAACTTGCCTGATGGGTACTACAGCACCCAGGGCCGTAGCGAAGACTATATCCGTGTCTACATTGATGGTGAGTACGGGCTGAGCGCAGCGGGTCAGCCGGTGTTCAAGTACTTCAAGCCTGACTACCACATGGCGAAGCAAAACCTTCGCCCGATATTGAACGGTGTCCGCCCCCTCGTGGTTGGCATGGACCTTGGGTTGACGCCTGCGGCAGTCATCGGCCAGCTAGACCCGCGCGGAAGGGCACTTGTCTATGCCGAATGTGTCAGTTTCGATATGGGTGTACAGCGGTTTATCCGCACTATGCTCAAACCTTTACTTTTTGAAAGGTTCCCCGGAGCCCCTGTTCTTGTGGTTGTTGATCCAGCAGGGACACAGCGAGCGCAAACCGACGAACGCAGTGCGGTGGATATCATCAAAGCGGAAGGGCTCAAAGTCATCCCGGCTAAGACAAATGCGGTTCAGGCCCGCATCAACGCCGTAGATGACTTTCTCATGCGGCAGGTGGACGGAGACGCGGCGTTCCTCTTAGATCCACTGTGCACAGCGCTGAAGGCGGCTATGATGGGCGGGTATCGCTACAAGCAACGTGGTGACATGGTGATCGAGAAGAACAAATCGTCGCACGTTGCAGATGCACTGCAGTACTTCTGCCTGCATGTTGCAGCCGCCGAGCATGGTGAGATCCTTGCGCGTAGGCGCGAAGTGGCCCCTGTGAGGGCCATAGGATGGACTTGACGATGGGCGAACGAATCGCTATAAAGGTGAGGCGTAGTTACCTCCCTAGACTTCCGAGTGGCGCTTGTCGAAAGGCTTGCGCTGCTCGGATTTTTATGTTACGTGTTGTAAATGCTAGGGAGAGCATTGCATCATGCCTGGGTTGACCATACTTCGAGTTGTAAATAACGAAGAGATCGAGCGCGCGGAACGCGAGCAAATCGAGCGCGACGTAGCCGCACGTCAGCAAGACCCACTTATTCTTGGGTTAGCGGCGCATATCAGAACATGTTGGGAAGCGGCGCGGATAGCGCGGGAGCCCATTACAAACCTTATGCTTAGAGCCATGCGGCAGCGCAATGGCGAGTACGAGGCTGATAAGTTGACTGCGATTCGCCAGCAGGGTGGGTCGGAAGTTTATATGATGCTGACGGAGGTCAAGTGCCGTGCAGCGGAGAGTTGGCTCCGGGATATTCTTTTGGAGAACGGGACGCCACCTTGGGACATTCAGCCGACGCCGATCCCTGATCTTGCCCCTAACGATGCGACGGCACTACAGGAAGCGTTCGCTGACAAGGTGGTCGGCCTAATCCAAGCGACTGGGCAGGCTCCGACCAAGGAGCAGATGCTGGAGCTTAAGGAGGTTGCGGCCCAAGAGTTTCGGTTCAAGATCCTTCAGATGGCGCAGACGCGCGTTGATAAGATGAAGGTTAAGATCGAGGACCAGTTTGCGCAGGGCGGTTGGAGCGAAGCGTTTAACGAGTTTATTACGGACTTGGTGACGTTCCCGTGTGCGTTTGTTAAAGGACCGATTGTACGTAGGCAGCGGTATCTTGAGTGGACGACTGGTCCTGACGGGGCCACGCTTGCGGAACCCGGTGAGCGCATTGCGCCTGAGTTCGAGCGGGTTAATCCGTTCAACATCTACCCAGAGCCGGGTATCACACGGCTTAACGACGGGTATATTTTCGAGCATCACCAGTTAAGCCGGTCGGCCCTAGCCGATCTTATCGGTGTTCCAGGATACGACGACAACTCGATTCGTAAGGCGCTGGCTGATGGCCCCGGCGCGTCGTGGGTGACGCAGACATACGAGATGCAGCGCGAGCAGGAAGAGCGGAAGTTCTACACTGAGATGCGCCCGACGGATCTTTACGATGCCCTGGAGTTCTGGGGCAAGGTGAGCGGGCAGATGCTTCGTGACTGGGGCATGGACTCCGCTGAAGTCCCCGATGTAGCCCGTGAATACGACGCAAACGTGTGGGTAGTGGGCAACTACGTCATCAAGGCGGTGCTTAACTACGATCCACTCGGCGAGAAGCCGTACGCCAAGACGAGCTTTATCAAGATGCCGGGGGCGTTCTGGGGCCGTGGCATTCCCGAAATCATTGAAGATGTACAAAACATCTGCAATGCAGCGGCTCGTGCGCTCGTCAACAACATGGCCATTGCCTCCGGCCCGCAGGTCGAAGTTAACCTTGAGCGTATCCCGCCCAACGAAGACATTACGCAGCTTCATCCGTGGAAGATCTGGCAGGTACTCAACGATCCCCTGGGTTCGTCGGCCCCGGCTGTGCGGTTCAACCAACCGTCGGATAATGCCCAGACGCTTATGGCTGTCTACGAGCGGTTCAGCAGGCTTGCTGATGATCACTCCGGCATCCCTGCGTATATCTACGGAGACACGGATGTAAAGGGTGCTGGACGCACCGCGTCCGGTCTGTCGATGCTCATGGGCTCGGCTGGTAAAGGTATCCGACAGGTTGTCATGCATATCGACAACGATGTGGTGAAGCCCATTGTTGAACGGCAGTTTATTTACAACATGCGCTATGATCCCGATGAGTCGATCAAGGGCGATGCGCAGATCGTACCCCGTGGTGCTGTCAACCTCGCTGTCCGCGAGACGACGAACGTGCGCCGGGTGGAGTTCCTTAACGCCACCGCTAATGAGTTTGATATGCAGATTCTTGGGCCGGATGGTCGCGCTGCGATCCTCCGTGAGATCGCCAAGGGCTTGCAGATGCCCGTTGATGAAGTCGTGCCGTCGCGCGACAAGGCGGCGTTCGTTAACCGTATCAAGACGATACAGGCGGAAGCGCAGCCTCCGCCAGCGGCGCTCGACCAAGCTGGGAACCCAGCGGGCGGGCAGGAGAATGCTGTCGTTCGTAGTCGGTCGCCGGGGGCAACTCCGTGATCAAGCCGTCTTCGGAAGACATCAGAGTGATTTCGTCGGTGGCTCGCCAACACCCCCACTTCTTGGAGTGGCTGGGAGAGTGGCGCAAGCGAGAGCTTGAGCAGTTGCCGTACGTAACAAATCAAGCACTTACAGTCGCTCAAGGGCGCTGCCAAGTCTTGACAGAGTTAGTAAAGTTACTTAATGATTCACCTAACTTGGCGGCACAACTCCGAGGGAGTAGCTGACCATCAACGACGCACACCGAGAAGGAGCGTTTCTAATGGCCGTACCTGAGCAGATCCGTAAGCAGTCTGAGGCAATTGCGAAACTGTACGCTGATATGAATGCCGATGCGACCGCCACCGCAGGCGACTCCCCAGAATCAGCACAGCCGACCGAGGCCGACAGGGCGACGAGTGAAGCACCTACCGCAGCGCCTATTGAGCAAGGGCGTCCTGCACCCAAGACTGA